ATGCCATGATTGGCGCCTGCCGTCATCAGGTAACAGTGGCATTAGACCCTGACGATAGAAGATGCCGATTACTGAGCGCCAGCCGCGTATAGGTGTCTGTGGCCGCTTATCTGCGTCTAATGGGATAATGTCCCATTCGGGCATGATAGTAGACTCACACGCGCATACGAACTGGAGCGACTGCTTTACTTCAAACTCGGAGCGATAGGCATCTTCTTTATCACTCCCTTTGCGGATATATAAGCCCATAAGTTTACGGCCTAGATGTGCATTCCAGACTTCTTTCATTATCACGCCGCTATTAAACTTACGAAGCAGTGTTAGAAGCTGATCGGGCGTCAACGGTCGTCCCATCTGCGACTTAGCGTCTTGCGCATTAAAGCCGGGGCTAAAGTCACTTTGACGGTAGCGCTGTTGAGCTTTTTGTGCCTCTAGCTCATCATGCAACCTAGCACGCGATTTAATGGGTTGAAGATGCTTAGGATTGCCGCAATTAAGACAGCCGCCATAAGCATCGAGGGATGTCATGTGATGTTGACACAAGAGGCATAGAAACCCTGTGACATCCTGTGCGGACCGCTGCCGCAACCCCTCTTCTATGATATGAGCCATCTTACGCGATGATAACGTAAGTGCCGTTGGTTGGCGTGACTGCGCTATCCGTCGGATTAACATAATCCAATTGGAGCACGCCAGTCGCGCTACAACGTCCGCCTACGCAAGCCACGTTAACGGCCATTGCCGGACACTGGATCGTCAACACCATGTCGGTTGTCAAGCCAGGAACGCTGCCCGTCAAGCTAGTCAGAGTCGTGGCCGGAATGGCAGATGCAGTGATCGGAATGCTTGCGATAAAACGGACACTTTCCGCGACAGTGGCCCCGAAAGCCTGGTTGGGGGAAATAGTACCGATAGTTAAAGCCATCTTGTCTCTCTATGGAGATAAATTGGGAGTGATTTCGGCTCACTCCCTAGAAGCCGTTAAAGCTAGCTCGTAACCGTGGGAAGAGCCTTGATCTGACGATAACGCTCTTTATCACTTGTGGATTTGAGTCGCAATGACACAAATTTGAAGTTGTAAGAGACGGAACCGCCGATCACGCCCGCCGGGTCAGATGCAGAAGGACCGTGCCGCAGGATATTAACCTGAGGATTACGCTCAGCGGAAGCGATAGACGCTTCGCCAAGGTTCACGGCGCCGACCGCGCCTTTACCGACAACATAGACCCAATAGCTTGCAGTGGCACCTGCGCCGGTTGTACCGACGTTGGTTGACATGCCCAAGCGCACACCGGCCAATTTGCCCAACTCGTCTCCTTCATAGAGACGGGGAGCATTAGGCGTAGTGTACTTCGTTACGTCGATGAAGCCGCCAGCGGTATTATCGCTGATGAGATCATAGAGCGTAAATGGGTGAGCCAATGAGAGGAAATCGCTTCCCTCTTTTGGTTTCACGTCATTACCACGCAAGGATTGAACCTGTTTCCTAAAGTCGTTTGCGGCAAGCGCGGCGCCAATCGTCGCGGCTGACGTAGTTGCGCTACCAGAATCAAAAGTGGTTCTGATGAGCGTGTCTACGGTCAAACCGGCGCGATAGCCCATTTCTTCTGCTACGTTGGCAAGAGCATCGTCAATCACCGTCTCAAGATAGAGATCAGAGAAGTTAACGAAGTCGAAATATTGGACGATAGTCGCAGACACGATTTCAGTCGTGGGCGCGATACCGGAGCCAATAGTGCCTTCCGCGCCGGCGCTAGTGTTAGCGGCGAACGGGATGTAGCGGAACATCTGTGTGGTCAACCCAAACTGCTTGGGCAGTCTGCGAGGCTCAGTCAGTTGATTAAACCGCAAAGCCTTCTTAAGGTTGTCCAGCGACAGACGGTCGTAATAGACAGTCGCTTGGTGCGCAATCGAACCTGTAGTTGTAAGTGTACTTGCAGGAGATACAGCCATAGTTCACCAATTGCGTATATTCGTTGGCGCCAGGAGAGTTTGCTGGCTTAACGCACTCACTAATCCAGTGAGTAATAATTGCCTTAATCCAAGGCCAGTTTCGCCGCCAAGAACCAATCCGGCTCAGACGGCGCTTACTGTTATAAAGTCGTGGGGGCGAAAGCCGGCTGCCCCTTAAATTTAGCCTCTAGATACTCACGCACTTTTTCAAGCGGCGCGGTTTGCAAAAAGTCTTTTTCAGCTTGTTCTGCGTTAGGACTAGCAGATGATGGCGTACTAGTTGTAATAGGCGCGGGCGTATTATTCAATTGAGGCTCCATTGTCGTGACGATAGTGGCCGGCAGCTTAAGCTTGCCAGTAGTCTTAGCGACCGCATAGGCGGCTTCGAGATTATTCAAAGAATAGGACCAGCCATTATCCGTGATAATCTTAGCGATAGTGTTCGCATTCTCAACATCTTCAGCTTGGGTTACTTGCAATAGCTCTGGATGCTTCTGCACAAATTGAGCATTGATGGCGCTTTGCTGACCAACCATCGCGCCTTGCCGAACCTGCTCATACTCACGAAAGACTTCTTCAGGATCGCGCCCCATGATATGCTTTAGCGCGTAACGAGTAGCCACAAGAGGATCGTCATAAAGAGAATTAAAGTAGCGCTGTCTATCGAACTGATTATCTGGCACAGGAACTGGTGCAGGTGCTGGCGCAGCAAATGTTCTACTCTCATATTCGCTAATAGCTGCCTGTTGCTCAGCAATCTTTCTAGTTGCATTGTCTTGCGCGACTTTCAGTTTCTCAACTAGCTGCTCATGAGTCTCTGCTTCAAATACCTGATCTCCTGCTCCGTTAACGCCGGGTATGCGAACTGTTACTGCCATTGTTCATCCTGTTGCGTCATGCCACGCTCCGACGGCCAATCCGACCGTTGTGGAGTCGCGTCCTTGCCCGCTTGTATCGCGGCTTCAGGATAACGCAATAAACTCTCGATAGTGTCGTGGATGGCTAGCCAGCGCTGTTGTAGGCCCTTGACTACTAGCGGGTCTGCGTGTTTAGCATCTAAAAGCGCTCTCATAGCGCTATATTCTAATTCCTGTGCATGCGCGGCTAGCTCTTTCCAGAACGGCTGAGTTACTAGCACTTGAGCGTTAGTCGCTCTTTCTTCAATGTCGGTCAAAAGCCGCCCCCGCCGCCGCCCGCTGGTGCCGGAACACCTTGACCTGCCGGATGTTGCTGCGGCACTTGGCCAAGTAAATGTAGCGGTTGGCCCACAATCTGCTCTAATAGCCTAGAACTAGCACCTGGCAATAGAGATGTTAAACGGCTGACGTTCTGTGCGTGTGCCTGTAGCGCTTGCTGAAAGCCCGCTTGCTGTACTAGGCTATTTGGCTGATAACCAAAGAACACGCTTTGGCCGCCGCCTTGATTGAACGCGCCTTGGAACTTATTTAGATTATTCTGAGACTGTTTAACAGCATCAATAGCTGAATCCAGATGGAGACGATGCAAACCAATAGCTTGTGATAAAGCTGCGGCAGTATCCGATTTAGTGGCATTCTTGGCCGGCTTGGGCATTGTTTGGACTTCTGCAGGAGCCTTACGTTCTGTTGATTGCGCGGCGCGAGGACGCCATGTATCGGACTGAGCCATTATTGCTGTTCCTGCGGCAGAAATTCGGCGCCAGTGACTTCATTAGCTTGGGCGCCATCAAGCGCTTTGCCGAGTGCTATTGCGGCGGCTGGCTTACCTTCTAGCGCCTTATCTAGCACCATCTTGGCAGTATCGGCCAGTGTTTTAGTAACTATGCGATCTCTATCCCGGCCTGTCTGCAACTGTGCTTGCATCTGCATCTGCTGAATCTGCTTAGACTGTTCTGATTGCGCCATCTGCAAATCTTGCGGCGACATTGGCTGAAACCAGTCATTGCGATTGCGCCAATTTAGAATATCTAGCACATCGCGCACAACTGCTTTGACGTTGATCTTGACGCCCTGCTGCTGCAACATCTCGCTAAGTGCCGGATTCATAATAGTTTGCAGAACTAGAGGCAATGACTGCGCGGCGTTCTGCCGGGCTGACATGCGGCTAGCGGCCCTTAGCTCAAACGTATAGTCAAAGTTAGTGACGGCTAACGGATTGATTACTTTAGGACCATCTGGCCCTAGTATCTGAATGGCCTGCTTAGGATCAAGATAGCGCTGATTGAGGATGAGAATCTTATCGAGCATTGGCACGATGAAGTTATTCTCAATATTTTCAATCATATACTCGATGCGACTAGAACTAGCCTGTACTACCGCTCCAACGCCGGCGGCAGTGCGCGTGGCACTAGTCTTAACACTTGGGACACCGTTGCTTATCATGTCGCTGACGCCGGTATACTGCTGCGCGCGTACTTGAGACTGCTGTAGCGCAATAAAGGCGTCTTGAGTTACTTGTGGCATGACTATAGGCTGAATGGCGTCTGCGCGAGTGGCCTCAATGATCTGGCCGGGACGGCGGCGCAATTGCTGCTTATTCAACACTGTGCCGGCTTCGACTACTAGGCAGCCATGAATGTTTAATGAAGTCTCATCAATATGAGCGTTTAGCAAACCTTGCTGTAACTTCTGCTCACCTTCGATGATTGTGGCGATGCCCTTACCATAGAACTGATCTAATGTGTCTACATAGTTTATACTGATAAATGGCAAGAAGCCATACGGGTTAGGGATATTACGGATGACGTTCTTGCGATTAAGAATCGTTACCAGTCTATCTGCGGTCCAATACTCCAATAGCTCAAACTTCGCGCGCGCCGGATCGTGGCTTCCTTTGACTGGATACTCTTCCATGAAATCGGCTTCTTGAGCCTGACGGCGCTTATGCTGATCGGCATCAGCACGGCTTGGTGTGGCCTTACGTGCAATCCAATCTATTAGCTCGGCGCGCGGCGGCAGCTTGATTGACGGGTCGTTATCTGCCATCCATTGTAATTCTTCTAGCGTTGGCAAGCTGCGCTGAATGATGAACTGAGCGCCGTCTATCTGAGGCAGCTTATGCGAAGGATCAATATAGAAGTCTTTAATTGACACATAGCTGAGATCGGGCCGATTGATCTTATCGACATACTTCTTGCGCTTAAACTCGCGCCGGTCGCCTACATTGATGTCTTGGCCGTTAACTTTCTTGAGCGTCGGAACTATCTTATCTTCCCATAGCTCGCGGTCGCGCTCTTTGCGAGTCCAACCTAGCTTCATTATGCCAGTGCCATACGTCAGCGCTGTTTTGAATACTCTGCGTGTGACTTCCCATACATCGGCTTCATCAAGCTGTGCTGAGATTAGCTCTCTAGTCATTTGGGCTAGTTGAACATCAGTACCCGGCCTAGGGAAGCACTCAAAGAATATACCGTCGCTAGAATTGAAGATACTAGACATCAAACGCGGCAGCAGTGATTCTACCTGTTGCCAAATTAGCTTGATGCCCAAGCTGCTGCGCGGTATCGGCGTCCCTTCCCAGATACGCTGAATCAAGTTGCCATTAAGCAACCGCTCATCTTCATTCCAGCGCATATCCATGTTCTGTCGGCGCCACTGATTCGCGCGTTCAAAGTCATGGATGACGATACGCTTAGCTAGCTCGTCAGACCACTTATCCGGCGCGATGCGGATGACTTCAGGATCAGGCGGCAATGGCGGCGTGGTGTCAACGCCCTCTGCTTGACCGCCCGGCGCTGGATTATTCTGGAATGTGCTAGCTAACAACTCGGGCTGCGGATCGCCCAGGGCTAAACCAAATAGAATGAATGGGATAGCCGATATTAGTTGATGTAGCAGATGAAACATTAGTAGACTTTATAAAGATCGCGAGTAACTAATGTGCCCCAGATGACTAGAAATGGCCATCTGATAAACTCATACAAGAAGATGAACATATCGCCAGGGCTAGCGATGCCGCTCTGGATAACTATCCAATCGCATAGAAACTTAAGGTGCGTAGCATGAGTCATACAGCTATGAATGATGTCGTCACCAAATCCATCACCACAGCCGCCGGGATATTGCACCGGCATTTGACCGCCATTCACAGCCATAACAAGAGCATTCAAGCCCAAGCCCACAAAGAGACTGACACCGGGGTACAAGAGAAACTCGTAATACGGGACGCTGCGGATAGCGTCCATTATCTTCCAAAGAACTTTCACGATAACTCGATTTGATTAGGGTTTGCAATTCTTGATACCACATATCACTACATGAAACATATGACACAGGAAAGACGTGTGGCACATTAGTTGACAACTACATTGACGAACATCTAGTAACAACTGATAAAACATATTTTAGAGTCTCGGTTGTCTTCCAGGAACCAGGCCGACCAGCGGTAATTCTACTAAGAAAGTATTGATCGCTGCTGTGTTACTGCAATCTCTCCATGTGCTGCCCCAGATCACCTTCGTGAATGTGCGATTAGGTGTTGCGTGAGGCTCTCCGTAATATCCCACGCCCCCCGCTCCTTCCGCCGGACATGATTGAGCATGGGCTATACGGCGCGTTTCATCACTGCCATCAAAGTGCATAGCGAAAATCTCAGAACCCATAGGCACTTGCGGGGATTGATCGACTGCCGCTACTACTGCATTATAGCTGGACAGAAGTGCCCACCCGTTCATTATATTATTTGACCCTATCGTGTTCCTTGCCGAGAGATGCCACGAACTAAATAGAGATGTATCTGGAACCCAAACACTTTGTGCATCGGTTGGCGGGGTGCAGCTACTGTTGTTCGCAGGAGCCAGTTGTGCGCCGAGCCATCTACGGTAGTCGTTGTGAAGTTGAGGCTCTCCCGTTCCCCCGCAATACGCCGCAAACCACGCTTCCGTTCCACCAGCAAGTCTACCCACATCCGGGTGGCTGTCCTCTTCTCCCCCTATCGTGTTGTTGGGGCCGTTGCGAGCAACGAAAGTTCCATCCGATGCCTTGTACTGCTCAGTCCCATAGTGAGTGAACGTGTTGTCCGTATTCCAGGTCACGATCACGTAATCGCCGTCTGGTGAGATGCAGGCGGATTTCGGGCGACTGTTCTGCGGAGCATTGGTATTTACGAGATCGCCTGGAGTGGTCAGCTTGTGAAACCAGTTTAACTGAACGGTATTGTTGGTCAGGTTGTATTGAAAGAGGCCGAAGCCGTAGACATCTCCAGTCGAACTGGCGATGATCTTCCCCGCAAACTTCGTGTCGTCATCCGAGACGCCGCAATACTGATAAGGCTTGATGACACAGACGGTGCCCATCTCACAGGTCGATAGAGTCAGACAGTTGCTGGACGTGTCGCACATCACATTGAAGTTGGTATCGTTGTTCGAGGCCGCCGTAGCTGTCACGGTAAGAGTGGTGATCGCATCGGCCATGCTCACGTCCACCTTGCGCACCGTGCTGCCATTTGTGTTGATGAGCCAGTTGTCGTTAGAGTTCGACCACATCATCCATAATTCATCAGCGCCATCGTTTGACACATTGATCTTGCGGACACAGGTATAGGGATCGTTCCCGTTGAATAGGTAAGAAAACCCCGATGGTCCGTTCAGCATGAGGTTGTCTCCATTCAAACTCCAGGATTGAACAGAGGCATACTTTGGCGCATAAGCACCCGCCGTGCAGCTTCCTGCGCCTATGCCAGGTCCGATCCGCTTGATTTGAGTTCCGAAGGTCGGATCGGTGTAGATCGTTCCTGCGGTGCCGTCGTAGACGCTGGGAATCGTATCGTTTGGGCTGGCATAAGCTGTACAGTCCGAATCGGCTGTGTAGGTCGTGTTCACGGTGAGATAGCAGCCGCTGCCGCTGGCGCTATTTTGCAAGCAACCGGTAATTGCACACTTTTTTAGATTAGCGAATTGCGAAGGAGTCTGAGCCAGCGCGGTTCCAGACAAGAGCAGAAATATCGTGAGAAGTTTTCTCATGGCAAGATGACCCACGGCTGGCTGGGCGTGATTCCGCTTATGTTGAAATCCGCTACTATATCGATCCAGTTGTTCGAGCCGCTGAGACTCATCGGACCATTCGTTGCCGTAGCAGTAGTCTGAATCCAATACTCTATGCCTATGCCCCCAGTACTAAGGGTATCGTGGGCGTTTAGTGTAAAGTTCGTTCCCGCAGACATCGTGGTGGCCGCATCGCTCCCTCCTAAAACAACGACCAAGGAATTCGCTTGTGTGGGCGTGATCGAACTTCCCGCCGTCAAACTCGATCCGTTTCCGGTTCCAGTCGCATTGTGATCCGTAATTCCGCTGGTTGGATTGCCGGAAAACTCTACTACCACGCAGGAGTGAAACACGCTGGACGAAAAGTTGACCGTAAATGTAAAGCCGCTGCTGGTCGTAGGAATGGCGTAGTACAGCCATTCCGTATTATGAGTGCTGTTTGAAATCGGGCCGACATAAGCCGTCGCGTTAGAATTGCTGCTTACCGTGACCGAGGAAATCGTTTCAGTGTTGTCGAAGGCCTCCGCCCCGATCACATACAAATCATTGGCAGCCGAGCTTGTGAGAGTTACGGCACAAGAACTAGCGGTAGCCTGAGCGGTTCCGGTCCCGCGATCTACTCTTGCATACGTCGCCCAACAAGGGCTGCTAAGTAAAAGCAAAACAACCAGTCCCAATAACTTCCTCATCGCACCACCTTCCAGTTTAAGGTCACAGCTCCCGGCGTAATTGATGCCGCAGTGTTATTACACACTTTGAAGTTCACGTTCCCGGATGTCGGGTACTTGATGATCGTTAACATTCCGTTCGCGGAAGGTGAATATCCGGTGGTGCTAGTTGGATCGGCGTTGAAATCCGCCATGATGTTATCCGTGGTCAGAATTCCCGTCGCGGCAACCGTAACTACCGTTGCACACACACCCGAGGACACTGCTCCGGTGCCCAGCGCCGCCGTCCCGATGGCAAATATCGTCGGGTTAACACTCCAATCCAATGTGATCGCGCCAGGAGTGATAGAGCCGCCCGTATTGTTGCAGACCTTGAAATTGACATTACCGGCAGTCGGATACTTGATGATGCTAAGCATCCCGTTGGCAGAGGGAGAGTAGCCGGTCACAGCGGTAGGGTCGGCATTGAAATCTGCCATCAGGTTGCTGGTCGTCGTTACGCCCGTTGCGGCAACGGTTACGACTGAAGCACACGTGCCGGATGAGATTGCACTCGTACCTAGAACTGCGGTGCCGCTTGCATAAGGACCGGCTCCGCTACTGCTTCCGCATGTCGCGGCTTGCGGATTGAGCAACTGGAGTTCCGTGCCGTCATCGTCAAAGAAGTAGTCTGTCGTCGTGTTTATGTCATTCGCTACCAATGCCGTCGTGCCACATTTCGTCAGATTACGATTCCCGAGCCCACTTATATTGATGACGCTCGCCCCAGTGTTCGCTACGTTGAATTGCGCGTGATAAATCATGCCCTTGTTATAGGCTGTGATTGGGGGACTGATCGTTAATGTGTAATTATTGGCAGTTCCTCCTGTAAGCGGAAGACCACCGGAGGCTTCTGTTAGCGGGTTTTCTAGAACCAATTCAGTTCCATCAAACTGAGCCGAAGCCCAGTATCCAGACTGTAGATCACCAGCAAGCACTGCCCCAGCACCGTGCTTAGTGATCGTGATAGGCGAGCCGCCATTGATTGCAAGTGTAGGTCCTGCTGCTGTGTTATTGGCTGGAGGAAGCCAAGACACCCAACATCCAGTGCATGGCTGAGTTGCTCCACTCCAGTTCCCAGTTGTCGTGACTAGTGCCGCTTGTCCTGTGCCAGTAGCTATGCCGTAAGGGATGCCGGAACCGGAGCCGCTCCCTGGATTATTAATTTGTGCTAATCCAAACGAAGGACAAATTAGCAATAATCCTATCAATAAATAAATTTTCATAAACCTATCCAACTGTATAATAAACAGTACCTGAAACCTGTACAGCACTTGAACTATTCATTACAAAATTATTGCCGCTTGCGGTGACAAAATATGGCTCCGGTCCTATCTGCAAAGTCATAGCTGAACCATTTCCAGTGAGGACAACTGCGCCAGATAATGAATTTGATGCCCCATCCTTAAACGTAATATTTGTAGCACCAGCAACGGTAAAGAATAATCCAAACACTTTAACTACCTGGCCTGAAACACCAGTAACTACTGTGTTGTCGCCACTCGCACTAAAACTAATGGCTGCTATTTTTAAATTGCTTACGCTCATTTAGAAACTTTTCTATTTTATTTGCAAAACGGCCTAGCCACACCACCCACTTTGGAAACTTTTCATGGTCACAAGTAATTTGTGGTTGTGGATTATTAATATACATTTATATGATTGCATACTGCACATAGCCATTTAGATTAGCTGCGGCAGCCACATTTATAACAAAATTATTACCAGCACTGCATACAAACCACGGCGGTGCTTCTCCAAACGGGATGTCTGCAAAAGTCAATCCTTGTCCTGCTGTAGCTGGAAAGTCCATAGCACCTGAAAGAGCAGTGCTTGCCCCGTCTTTGATAGTAATAACCGGCGCTGTTCCACTATGATAAGTTAATATTAGTCTAAACACATGAATGCGTTTACCACTAACACCAGCCACAATCGTTGTGTCACCACCTGCGGTTGTTACTGCAATTCCTACTACTGCTGATTGAAGAATCATGCATGACCAATGCTCTTTGTTTTGGTAGTACAGCTAGCTTGTGATGCCCCTTGCGGCTGTGGCGTGGGCTGAGGCTGCGGCGCCGGCGGCTGCTTATATTCACCGCATTGGCATTCGCGCGTTAATTGAAGGCATTGCATACAGAGATTGAGCGTAGTCATTGTCTGCACCCCTCACGCAAGATAGCCTAACTGCGGGTCGCCTGACATGTCCGACAACTCTTGAAGAGGCTCCGCAACTTGGCCAGAAAACATTGGCATGACTGCCAGGATGTCGGCAAGGGCATCAGCCACATCGTCGCGGCGATACTTAGGAAAGCGCACAAGCTCCAAGATAAGCAATTCTTTATTAAGGATATCGTCCACGATATGAATCTCATTGCGCTCAAACCACGGCTGTAGGCCGGCAATGCGCGCTTGCTTGGCTTCTCTGTTATCGCGTGGAATCCAAACTAGCGGAAGATAGCGGCCCTGGCGCGCCGATTCAGCCAGGATAATAGGCTCCAGAAGCCGCTGGAAGCCGACTTCCTCTGTACGTAGCTGTACAGGTATGAACTGCTTATGAATATCAAATAGCCGGCGCACAACGTCAAGAGGCTTATAGTGACCAGCGTCAATATGCTCAATATAAATATGATAGTTACGAGAACCTTCAGGACGAGCAATGCCACAAGTAATAATGGCAGTATGATCTGCATCATCGTTTTGGCTCATTGCCAAATCGAATGCGGTGAAATAGGTGCGATTAGGCGGGAGTTTGTCGCGCTTGATTAGACTACGTTCCACTGTGGGCCATGTAAAGTATTGCGAGTCTGAGGGAATAGGCCTGTTTAGATATTGGCAGCTAAAGAGAAATGACCCCATTTCGTCTCGTTCAGATTCAAGCCGCTTAGTTGTAAATCTCTCAGCAAATAAAGGAGTTCCATCGGGAAGGAAACAGCTTCGGAGCGATACCAAGTACCCTCTAACATCTCGTCCAACGAAATCGGTATAGTCTGCATCGTTTCCCAATATTTCCCCGTATAGATCGCTATAATCATATCGCGTTCCAATAACGTCTCGATATCCATACGGCTCCAATAGCGGGTTCGTTAGTTTATACCACTGATTAACTTGCTTGATGCCTTCGGCGGTGCGACTATTAGTCTCATTCACTAGATCATCAAATTTCAAGATATCATAATGCATTCCAGCTACCGTTGAGTCTGGTGAGGCAACACTGCATGTAGGCTCGCGTAGATAGCGCTTGGTGCGGCCTGGACAGATGAAGCCATCTTGAGTTCCAAAGTCTTCATTCTTGTGTGCCTCTGGACATAGCTCGGGGAAGAAATACCTTAGCTCGGCATTATACTGAAAGTGGGATTTAACCGCGCGAAGCATTTTAATTGCATTGTCCCTCGTTCCGCTGGCTATTAGCACACGCACATCGGGAAAGCACAGAATCCACTGAACAATATCCACAATATCCATCGTCGTCTTGAAGTGATTGCGTGGATCGAGTAGAAGGCGTTGCTTGCGTGTATCCTGCTGCGCTATCGTCAAACCCGGCTGCTTCTTGACAAAGAAGTTGCATATTGGACGGTGAACCTTTTCACTCCAGTATGACTCTGGCGGCGGATATAATAGATTCGCTAACTCCCATAAGTCTGTCTGGAGTATGTAGCGTTGGCGCTCTTTCGCCTTAGCTAATAGCTCTGGGCTAACGCTGAACGCCACGTTGCGAACCTGAATTAGCCTTAGCAGTGGCTTCTGTGATAGACATGTTGGCAGGCGGCGCCGATGCTTCTGCGATCTTCTGCCAGTAGTTAGCCGGGCTAGTTACCGGACCACCCTCTGTGTCGCAGTCGGGCTTATTATAAACCGGCATATCAGGATGATTATAGTTATCGTTGGAATAGACAGCCGATGGTTCCATCGCGCGCTCAACTTCAGCGACTGATGGCGCATAATGGCTAGTTTTAGCTGTATGCGTACTGCCTTGCCAACCGCTAGTTGGTGTAGGTCTATAACCCACTGCTGCTTGGCCCGTTAGCTGACACGCGTTTGGGTTATCTGGTTCTGATAGAAGATGTGACATTTAAACCTTCGATTTGATCTCATCAATGAGTTTGTATATTTCTTCTTCGGCAGCATATAGCTCGGCAGCCGCTTTTCGCGCAAGCAGACGATCAAGCAGCACACCGATAACTACACCAATGCCTACAGCAATTAGATAACCCATGCTGACTCCTAATTAAGCCGGCCACACGCCCGCATCCGGCCCTGCGCCAGTCTGCGAACCCATATGGCCTTTGTGAACACTAGTTTCTGCGGAATGCATGTGCGTTCCAACAAACTCGCTATCATGCTGCGGCTTATTGAAATGAACATTTGGCATCGGATGATGCGCGGCTTTGAAGTCGCCCGCTACTTCTGTACCATTCGCGGTGCGGCTGCCAGTCGTCGCACCCATATGAACTGATGTCTGACCGCCATGCATATGCGTGCTATGCTGAGTGACGCCAGGCGCCGGCTTATTAAACAACACTTGTGGAGTTACGTTGCTAACCATTATTTCTTCTTTGCTTTAGATTTAGCCCTTCGGCCTTCAGAAAGCGCAATCGCGAGAGCTTGAGCGCGACTCTTCACTAATGGACCAGACTTGCTGCCACTGTGGAGCGTTTTCTTTTTAAACTCATGTAGAGTTGCTGCTACTCCAGGCATGACACTTACAGAAATCTCCCCTTTTAGTTATTGTTGCAACACAATCAGGTCTGTGAAACTTCAACGGATGCTGGCAACGACAGAGGGGCTGCGGGCATGTCGATGATCTTGCCTTCACTGGCTGCGATCTCGTAGATACGCTTGGACAAGATGGCTTGGATAGCGGGGCTGATCTCGATTTGATGCTTGTGCATGATCTCACGATTAGCTCCGATCTCGCCGCCATGTTCTAGTGCAGTGCGGATAGCTGGAACTAGCTCTTTAGCTGGCGTGTCTGGGTCTTGCAGAGCTTCTGCCAACCTAGCGCGCGCCATATTACTTAGCTCGCTTCGTGTAAGCGACGCCCCGTAATCATTAAGGAACTTGCGAACTTCAGGCGATGAGATGATCTCCCATGCCCTAGCGCGGGCTGTTGAAGGCGCATAGCCGGCATCAATACATGCCGCTTCTGCTGATTTACCTTCAATTAGCCCAAGAGCGACTGCGGTTTTGCGAGCGTTGGCTTTAGCTGACACTAGACCACATCGAGATGGAAATCAGTTACCTTAATCGTCGCGGCAGTGGTAACAGCCGAGAACGTAATGGTGGGCTGAAACCAGAAGCCAGCGCTAATATCAGCGATGCTGGCAATCGGATTCGTCAACACCGCATAAGCGACTAGGGTTGTGCCCATTTCGCCATATTGCGTACCGTTGACTGCCTGTGATGTACTATCCCACATCAACTCCATGAAATAGCTGAAGTTGGTGCTGGCAGTCGCCAATGATTGTGATGCGCCAGTTGTTCCAATCTGAGTAGTCTTAGCGCCCGCTGCCGTAGATGAATAGTACATCTTTAGCGTAGCAGTGCCGGTCGTATCAGTCGTGACAAATCCAGCAATCCCAAGCTGAATGCCTTTACCATCAAAGATACCTTTCCAGTTAGGAACCGGAAGCGTCATATTTGCGCCACCTGCAGAAACTAGAAGATTAGTCTCGGCAGTGCTAGTGACGGACTGTGCGAAGGGTTTCCAGTAATACTCTTGAAATGTGTTATAATTAGCCATGTTCTACTTTACTACTATGTTTTGTTATTGCAGTTTATCGGCACCGACGGCACCTTGTATCTTCTCAGCCGACCGCATGGCGCCAAGGCCAAGCATGCCGAAAAGCAAAGTCATCAATGTACCGAGATCGAGTGATGGAAATGTTATAGGTTTACCACGTAAGGCGCATATCCAAGTTGCGATAGGATTTACTAGAAACTGGACCATTAAACCAAGGCCACATATCCAGCCAATCGCGGGTCGCCAGCCTGCGACAAACATGTTAGCGTTAGCAGCTTCTTGCTTATCTACATCTATTTGAGCGGTGATCTGATCTATCAGTTTGCCTTGCAGATCAGCCTTAATCTTCTCTATCTCAGTTTGCTTCTCTAGAGCTAGATCAGGGCTGACTTTGAAGCAACCGATGATTTTAGCGACAGCATCACCTATGCCGCTACCAAGGATTGAGCCTATATCAAAAGCCATTATGCGTCGCCCTTATCCCCTTTATCTCCCTTATCGCCTTTTTCGCCCTTAGCACCGGGATCACCTTTGTCGCCTTTATCACCTTTATTGCCGTTAGTGCCATTTACGCCATGCTGACCGTTGTCGCCCTTGTCGCCTTTCGGACCTTGCGGCCCAAATGGACCAGTTTCGCCAGTAGCCCCTTTATCACCTTTTACGCCTGCCGGCCCCGCAGCTCCTGCTGGACCAGCCGGACCTGTTTTACCAGTTGCGCCTACAGGGCCTTGTGGGCCAGGTTCACCATGAAGCACAAAAATTAACACTAACGATAGTGCGGCTAAAGCTAGTGCTGCGTAAGTTAGATACATTTAATCCTCAGTTAGTTGTTTGAAAAGAACTAGATAGCCGCTATTTCTCAGGGATGAGCCTGCGCTGTAAGGATTGCATCACTCGTCTTATTGTGTTCGCTTTGGCGAAAGGATGCGAATGGCGCGGCGGCCATCTAGATTGTCAGTGTTTTGGACATGACTATAAACACTATGACACAAATGATGGGGCCTTGTCAAGTCCTATTTTCATTTATTTAACTTTTTCTGCAACTCCGTGCATGCATTACAGTTAGAGTCAAGGACACCATTATGCGCAGAGTCTATGTGACTCTTGAGATAGAAGCCATTTTTATAGCCAGATGCTCTATCACGATGCTTTTTAGCAAACCACTGGCCCATGCCTATCGTATGTTCATCTTCTTTAAGGATTTGTAATGGTATATACATGGCTTGCGCCAACTTTGTAAAGAGCCGATGGAGCCTTGATGGCTCGTTCTTAGGCATCTTTACTATATTATGACATATATTTATAGTCCTTGTCAATGCCTATTTTAAATATTTTTATCCCTGGCCAGATGTTTCTAACGCCCTCACAGAAAATCGGCAAGCGTCGGCATGGACATCGGCGGGTAACATTGCTTTAACTCCTTACAAATCAAGGAGTTACATGTAGCCGATTAAACCTTTTGTAATGTGGCAGATGCCTCACAAGCGCCCGCGCAGGTGGCAGAGGCTCTCTATGGGGGTGTCAATGACGTAAGCATGCTTATTTACAGCTAGTTACAAGAAACTAGCGGCCACGCCTAGCAGTATAAACCCTAGCAGACAGCTTTGTCGGCAGCGCGGCAAGGTTAAGGTGATCCACAAGTACTAAGGTAAAAGTACTATTGCATTATCAAAACATCTAGATTATGATGCAGCTATGTTAACACTATCACGTATCATGTTATTGATTCTAAGTGAGTTATTCGTGCTTTACATTGCTGTATTTTACATCTTCTAACGAAAGGAGCACCGATGCCGTTTCAATCACGTTACAAAAGTACATGCATTCACTGCGGTAAAGCTATTGAAATAGGCCAGTTAATTAGCTGGTCACGCAAAACACGCGGCGCATGGCACGTCAGTTGTAACACACCTAATGCGAGCGCTGATTCAACACCAACAACAGCACAAGCTGAAACCACACCAACACAAGCGCCTGTTCAATCTCATGATGCACTAGAAGCGCTCGCCAATGCGATGCAACCATATATCAAAGCGACCGTCAATGCAGAGCAAGTCAATGAGATGATTGACAAAGCACTGGCCGGCTTTAATCCAGATCACGTGCTCACGATTGAATACAAGCGCTTTGATGGCACCGTCAAGACAATCGAAGGTGCACATAGTGAGATGCCAAAGCTAATGTATCTGGTTAGCAAACGCCATCACGTTTACTTATATGGTGCACCCGGCAGCGGCAAATCACACGCATCTAAACAAGTAGCAGATGCAATTGGCGTCCCTTATGGATTCATCAGCTTGAATCCTCAAACGCCAGATAGTCGCTTGCTTGGTTTCATTGACGCTAACGGTAATTACAGATCAACACTCTTCCACGATATATACCAGAATGGCGGCGTGTTCTGTATTGATGAAGTAGATAATGCGTCTCCAAGTCTACTAACCACACTTAATAGTGCTCTTGAAAATGGCCATATGGCGTTTCCTAATGGCTTAGTTGCGAAGCATCCAGATTTTGTGCTAATCGCCACAGGGAACACATGCGGCAAAGGCGCCAATCCAATGTTCCCAGAGCGCCGCCCGTTCGATGCGGCATTCGCGGAACGCTTCACGTTTATTGCTTGGGATTACGACATCGCGCTAGAAAAGGCGATTACGCTCTCTATCAACCCTAATGCTGATAGTTGGCATCGTTGGGTGATCGGCACGCGTGAGTATTGCAAGCAACACTATCCTAAGGTGCTAGTCACACCACGTGCCAGCTATAAAGGCGCTGAGTATCTCATTGACAGCGGGTTCAGCTATGCGCAAATCAGTGATATGCTGATTTTCAAAGGACTTGACACAGCAACGCGTGAAGCCATACTCACTAACAATCCATTCCCACGCGGGTGATCACATGGTCAATGAAACAGTGATTGGCAACACCCGCAAAGTGGAGTTTAGCGATTGGCAGTCTTTGCTTAGCTATATCGCTATACCCTCTAACCACAATCAAGACTCATTTGCCGCACGTACACGCGCCGCTGCGACTTGGGACGATCACACTGATTGGTCTAAGGCCGTCGCGCTGGCAACGAACGGATGGCACAAAGGCGCAGAAGCCACTAAAACTATCAGTGATCCAATATTCAACAAGATAAGCCAGCTAATCGAGCGTCAAGATATCGTGCATGATGTAGAAGGCATAAGTATTGACGTTGCAAGATATCTCGATGGCGAGCCGGAGTGCTGGCAACGTTGGGATACGTCAATTGTGCACGGTAGTGGCGTCAAAATAATCAAGATTGGCTATAATTTCTGTGCGAGTGCGGGCATATCAGCGGAGACTATCACCGCACGTGGTGCAATGATTGCGGCACTAGTCGAATTGCTTGAATATGCTGGCAATCGCGTAGAACTATATATTAGCTTTTGCTCACGCGGGCGCGACGCATTCGATCAAATGCAAACATTGGTCAAAAGTGCGGATCAACCACTAGATATGCCACGCATTGTATTTGCACTCTCACATCCAGCAATGCTCCGACGTATCCAATTTGAAATAATGGAACACATGTCTAAAGAGCGTTGGAGTAAATTCACTGAGAGTCGAGGCAATCCGGCAGAAGTAGATGCCACGCAATTCGACATCTATATGCCGGCAATGGATTCAGATGACGCACAATGGACCAACAAAGACACTGCGATTGCTTGGGTTATCAAAGAACTAGAACGACAAGGAATCACACTACATAAAGGAGAATAATCATGACACACCTATCAAAAGCACGTTTACTAGCGTTATGCGAAGGCATCAAAGCGAATGACAAACGTATTGTAATAGCTGACACACCAGAGGGTGTAATAATTGGCGTAGATGACGGGCGTGGCTTTGTTCCATTAGCGGCAGTATGGCCAGATTCGTTGGAAACATCCAAGGCGCCTACACGTGAACCAATGGGATTCAAACCAGATAAGCCGCTGAATTGGCCCGCCCAGAATTGGGATGGTAAGAAGAAGGATGAGGTGAATTAACATGGCAACACATATGGAGTGTTGGCACGAATGTCCTAAATGCAATCGGCGCCATATGCATATCGTAGATGCCGATGGGCCTTTGGATAGCTATTGGCTTACCTGTAGCGCGGAGTGCGCGACGCGACATGTATGCACACTCAAAGATAGACGTTTAGCCTTAATGCGACGCCTAGTTGCTCTCAGACAAGATAAGGAATTCTATCGCAATGAGAGAGGACATTAATTGCGTTGGAGTCGGTTGTCACCCTTCGGCATTCGGGCGTTATTAGTATCCTTGCTTTGCAATGCCGAGTGATGGGAGTGTGAGTTGTTTACACAGTCTGCCCGACGGGTAAACTCCTGTTGTGGACTTGAAAGGTAACGCTTTTAAGGAGTTTATTATAACATGTATTTCCCTGACTCTAAAGCTTACTGCAAATGATAGGAGTTAACTGCAAATGATAGGAGCTATAGCAATGGTATCGCCGCATATAAAGCCAAGTCAGTGTTGCGGTCGCACAGATATTCGCTCAGAAGATAGCATGTTCCTTAATGAGCGCGGTATGTTACAAAACACATCATTATCTGTGTTCAGATATACTATTCCCATATGTGGTTATGGTTTAAGTGAGAATGCCGCAGATACAGGATGGATATGCAAAAGTTGTCTTGCAAAGCTTGGTTTAATATGGTAATATCCGCAATGCCGTGATGTGAGGGCTTATGGATAATTTGAAACACGGTCGGGAACGATGGTATGTTGGCTCAGAAGTATTTCAGATATATTGGCCACGCAAAAGAGTTAATTATTGGTGGGAGACACAAGTTTATTGTGGTTATCCTGATAGTTGGCGCAATGAAAGGGGCGCCGACTATTGTGAATTATGTCTAGCAAGAATGGGCTATCGTTGGTAATCTAAAAGGAGCGTTGATATGGCTAAAACAGAAGAGCAAGGTAATCGCAACATAGCGGAGATGTCGGTCGCTGAATTCGGTCGTGTCGTATTAAGCTATTACCAGAAGATGAGTCCCACACAAGCCAAGCCTTTTATGTCCATTGGTCCGGTCGGGTGTGGCAAGACGGAAATATGGCGCGATATCATTGGCGCTGGATTAAACATGCCGACCATCATGCGTCATCTCTCACAAATTCATCCATTAGACTTCGGCGGTGTAATAGCCAATCCCGCGACACGCGCGCTGGAGTTCGCTAAATCTCCACTCGTACAAGAAGTCGAAGATGCCATTGCCGATTGCAAAGATAAAAGAGCATTGCTGGTATTTGATGAGCTTGATCGTGTGCAAGCTATGGCACTCAATGCATGCTTACAAGTGTTAAGCGAAAGGAAACAAAATGGTTTTCGATTGGGCGATGTCTACATTGGCGCTGCCGGCAATGGCTGGCATGATATACATACTTTTGAATTGTCAAAAGCCGCGCTTTCACGCCTTAATGTGGTCGCTGTTCAACCGAAGCCAGAAGAGTGGCTCGGATGGGCAGCAGCACATGGAGTAGACAGCCGCATCTTGATTGCTATATCTATGTCGCCCGATATCTTGAATCAACATGGTGAATTGCCAGATGGCGCGTGGAAAGTAGCTGATCCGCGTGCGTGGTATGATTTGTCGTGCGCATTAAAAGCTAACGCTATCACGCCCGACTATTCCGCTACTTTTATCGGCAAGCATGCGGCGACCGCATTTGCGCAATATGTTGGTTTCGCACGTGACTACTCAACGGAGATTAAAGCTATCGTGAATGGCCAGAAAATTAATGTTGATAAATATCCAGCGAAACAGCGCGAGCAAATTCTATTCGGTTGCTACCTGGCGGCGGCAGGGCAAATAACTAAGGTGCCACAAGCGCGGGAATATCTGGAGAATGCAATTGTACAAGTCGGTGATGAGAAAACATATATCAGTGGTAAGCTCATCACTTACAACATACCGATGCAGGAGCTATGTGCGGATAAGGCTATCCACAAGATACATGAAAAGTTATTTGAAGCGTCGCAGGTGACCGAATGAAAAATAAGCTAAAGACATGGCGCGCGCTAGCCTGTCAACGTGTGCCAATGATTGCTGCTATCTTGCATGCTTGTTCTTATTATGAGAACAGCGATAAGGCATATTGGCAGCAGTTAGGTGTCGGTGAAGGCACATTCTGCGTCAATCCCTACACATTAGAAGTCACATATAGTCAACAGTTTGCTAACACACATACGCCGGAAGAGAACGCATTTATCTTAGCACATGAGGGCGTCCATGTGTTATGTGATCACTTGAATCGCCGACAGAAGATGAAACAGCGGGAAGGCATTAGCTTTCAACCACATATTTTTGAGATAGCGGAAGAGATGGCAGTCAATGAATTAGTGCTGTCTATTGGCGGTTGGTCTAAGGTGCCTGGCGGCATAGAGCCAGACACGTCTATGACTAATCTGACTACCGAAGAGAAATATTTTGAGCTAAAGAAGAAAGCTAAACACATTACTATCAAATGTAAATGCATGCATGGTGATCCAAAAGACGGAGATGGCGGCAGAGGCATGGGAGACATCTTAAAGGCACAGGCTATCAAAGCCGGGCGAAAGGTCGCTTTAGAGAATAGCAAGGGCCAGCAACCCGGCAATATGCCAGGTGAGTTACGGGAGTTAGCTTCTAGCTTCGCTAAGCTATATAAGCCGCCAGATTTTAGAGAACTAATGCTGCGGCATATGCACGCTATGACAGTTTCGGCGTCGCACTTCGATGAGTCAACAATCTATCGTAACCGCATGCTATTAGACGGTCTATGTATTCCCAATCTCGGCAATCGCCCACAAGCGTCTAAGTTCGTCGTAAGCATTGATAACTCCGGCAGTGTGGACGATACACGATTTGCTCATCTAAAGAGCATATTGATCGAAGCCGCTGATCAGCTAGGCTTCAATGAGATAATCGTGCAACACTTCACAACACAAGTGATGGCGACGGAGCGCTATACTGATTTGAATAAGCTAAAGACGTTTAAGCGTCGCGCGGATGGCGGCACGGCATTAGAGGACTGCGATCATAAAGCCGCTAAGACGGGCGCGGTATTTAACATCATATTGACGGATGGTTATGTCAGTTGGCTTAATAGCTATTCACTGCCAACACTGATTGTGCGGACGAAAGAAGAAGGCGTTAGTGGACCGCCGCGAGTTCGTAACTTGATAGCGGATTTGGTGTTATAGCTATGGTAAGAATATTTTGTGGTAGAGAGACACAATGGGGTTATAAAGTGCCTTTAGATGAAAAGACACAAAAAGAGTATCCACAGTATCCGTTCTTTCAGCAGTTTGGCGTTTTCCTTAGATGCCAGCATTTTAACGAGAATTGGGATGTGATGTGCTCAAACTGCGCAAGGATGAATAGAATAGCTTGGTAAATTTTAGCCATAACAGCAATTATGCTATAGTCATCTAGTGATTCTCGATCAGACAAGGTATCGGGCATTTTGGAATAATCCAGAGGCATTCCGGTTACGCTATCTGCTTGACTTAGATGCACTTAAAGAGGGCGCACCTAGTAAGTATGGGCGCGATAGGGGCACTGTCTTTCACATCTTGAATGAAGGAGCGGAAGATGCCGAAGCACAAATCAAAGCGACGCAAAACCCCGCAGCCGTTACGATGGCACGACATATGCATTCCGTCTATAAGCAAGCCACTAACCCCAAGTTCAAAACGCTGGCTAAAGAAGTGGCTTTTAGAGTATCAATTGGGAATGGACGACATAGCATGGCCGGAAGAATTGATAGCATTATTGAGCCACCTGGTGGCCTAGTGTGGTGTGGTGAAACAAAAACAGCTAGTGCGCGTGCTGATCTAGCAGTAACAAAATGGGAGTGGCAACGCAATCCGCAAGCTGACTTTGAGATCATTGGCGCGCAGTCATTAGGTTATAACGTAGAAGGAGTGTTGGTTCACATTATAAAGGAAGCTGTTCCCCAACCGCGCATATGGCAAATTGAGGTAAAACGAACGGCTGAGCAGCTGGAGATAATGAAACGAAGTGTCGAGATGACGTGCGACATAATTCAGATGTTAATAAAACAATATGGCATTGACAAACCATGGCCGCATGCCATACCTGGCTTTAATCCATGTCTTAAGAAGGGCTATTGTGACTTTGAACAGGATTGCGCATGCGAAACACTAGACCATACCAAATACAGTTCGCGTTTGGAGCATCTGAGCGGGATGCAGACGTGGAAAGAGTAGGAGCGCCGCCAAATAAAGTATGGCGCGGACATACGGTATCTACTAATCCAACTAGAATAGGCGAGATTATTGTTTATGTGGCTTTTGGTCTAGCAGGCATGCACTGCACTAATTGCGGCAAAAAGATAAAGGGCGGTGAAATTTGTTCTCTCGCACAGGTAAATAACACCGCAACAATAGAATGCGATGATTGCACAGATAGGAGGATATGGTAATGGATTCACAACTAACATTGATAGACAACAATGTGGGTCTGGCCATTGAGCCAAAAGAAGCCATTAAGCAAGCCAGTCTCGCAGCCAAAGCGTTACAGGATGTAATCGAGCAGCGGCCAGAAAAGGTAGTCATAAATGGCAAGACTTATCTAACACTAGAAGATTGGCAGCTTATTGGTCACTTCTATGGCATGGCAGCACGTGTCACTAGCACTAATTATGTCGAGTTTCCCGATCCCGAATACGGCAGTGTGCGCGGTTATGAAGCTAAAGCCGAAGTAATACGCCTGAAAGACGGGCTAGTCATCGGTAGTGGCGAGTCTATGTGTATGAATGATGAGAAGAAATGGTCTAATAAGCCGATGCACGCACTACGCAGCATGGCGCAAACTCGCGCCTGTGCAAAGTCATTGCGCAATATGCTGGCTTTCGTCCCCGTTCTAGCTGGCTATGGCGCAACACCAGCAGAAGAACTAACATCTATAGAGAAGGCATAAGGTTTTAGAGTGAAGGCCAGAAGTGCTATATTAAGGAGCGTTGGGGTCGTTGTCACAACTGGCGTCCCCAAAGCTAGCCATAGTGGCGGGGACGCTAGCTCTATAGCAACCCCGAAGGGTGACAACGTACTACCAACTTAAGGAGCAAAAGGAGATGACAGTGCTAGGACAAATCAAGATAGAAGATATCGAACCTAAGGCGGCGAGAGCATTCAAGGCAGTTGGCAAGATTGGGACTATCGAGACGCGGGAAGTTAATGGCGGCTACACACAAGTTGCTGTGCCCCTGACTTACGATCTCGGCGGCTCTAATCGCACGTTTGTGGCTCGTTTTAATCTCAAGCAAGAATGGCTCACGCCACAATACAAGGCCAAAGTACGTTCCGGCAATGTGCCAGAGAACGAAGCAACACAGTATCAGATTAATGTTGAAGGCTTGCTTCGCGGTCTGTTCACAGGCGCCGGTGTCAGTGCGGGAACGATGGACTTTGCTCAATTGTCGGGCAAAACTATCGGCTTTGGAACGCGAACGCGCAAGAATGATCCATCACGATTGGACATTGCATCGTTCTTTACGCCGCGTGCTAACGCGACCGCTCGTCACTAAGTTGTATCACAGAGTGTGAGGGGTCTGCGAATGGAAGTAATGCCGAATGTGCATATACAATGGCCTGTTACGGCTCGCGCGAAACGCAATAGCACGACACGGCATAGTCCATTCCAGCCCCCGCGCATTCTAGTTTGCAGTGCGGCTGATCCTAAGTGGAAGATGTTCATGGCCGTAATCCTGCAATCTGTCTTTGAGCAAGCTCCGGAACTAGTTGTTGCTAGTGGCTTGAAAAAGGGTGAGCGGGAGAAGATAGTCGATGCTGCGAAGGAATATGTGGCGTCACAAGATTTTGTTGATTTATGTGTGTTGGTTGGCGTCGATGTGTCTTTTATGCGAACGTTGGCGCCGATCAAAGCTAAGGCAGCTTATGAGACTTTAATGAGTGAGGGAACTGCCGGCGCTACGGATTCTAAATCTCGTAAACGAGGTATTAAATGAGTAAATTTGTATTCTGGTTGTGTATTGTTAATTTGTTTCTGGCAGTAGTAACCCATAACTTTAGTGCCGGTTGTGGTTGGTTTGTGGCCGCCCTTGCGCACTTTAAACTAGGATGGAGTAAATAATGCAATTCCAAGCGCAAGAGTTCCTTCCAATCGTCGAGGCCGGTCACAAACTGCTAACGTTTGACATCGAAGCAACGAATCTAAGGGGCGATTATGGCTCCATTCTTTGTGCTAGCTTTCGTCCATATGGAGGCAAGGTAATCACCGTAAGCACAGAGACGCCGGGTGACGACAAGAAAGTGGTACGTGAGATACGCGAGATCATGTCAGACTATCCATGTTGGGTGAGCTATTACGGCAAGGGCTTTGATGTGCCGATGATTCAGACGCGCTTGCTAGTTAATGGTCTAGCTAAGCTAGAGAAGAAGCATCATATTGATATGTACTATGTGTTGAAATATAAGCTACTTACGGCGCGGCGCTCGCAAGCTCATTTATTGCGGCTATTAGAAACTCAGCAGCAAAAACTAGATGTGTCTGCAAATGCATGGAACCAAGTTATGCATAGTCCAAAAGCGATGGAGTTGATGCGTGAGAGATGCGAAAGCGACACCGAAGGACTGCAAGCTCTCTATGACAAAACGAAACATCTTATTGAAGAGATCACACGTTAAGAAGTGGACTCGGCCAGCAAGAGGTTTAAATTGGTGTGATCTTTGCGCCTTTGAGATACATCATACATGGATCACTTTCGAGACATTTATATTGTGTGATCGGCACATAAAGATGCTAAAATTGGAATGGTGATGATCTACCTAGCTAGCCCTTATAGTCATCCATTATCATCCGTCCGTGAGGATCGCTTCAAGCGTGTCAGCATAGTGGCGGCGCGTTTATTGAAAGAGGGTAAGATAGTCTATTCGCCAATTGCCCACACTCATCCTATAGCGGTATATGGCGAACTGCCTAATGGATGGGAATTTTGGGAGAAGATAGATCGAGCGTTTATGCAGCGTTGCGACAGTTTAGTTGTGGTTAAGATGCCTGGATGGGAGATATCTAGGGGTGTGCTGGCTGAAATCAGAATGGCGCATGAATTAGGGCTGATGGTGGAGTATATTGATGAGTAGCGGGAGAGCATTTGAGACAGGCGCATATCGTGACACTGACGATAATAAGCTGGATTATGAAGCCTTCTTATCACCGTTAGTAATACGGCGTTATGCTGAATATCTGCATAAACATAGAAAGCAAAGTGATGGTCAGATAAGGGCCGGCGATAACTGGCAAAAAGGCATACCAAGAGATGTTTATATGAAGTCAGCATGGCGGCATTTCTTCGATTGGTGGTTGCAGCACCGAGAATGGTCGTCGGATGAGGATATAGAAGAATCTATATGTGCTTTGATATTTAATGCAAGTGGTTATCTACATGAGCGACTAAGATGAAGATTCATTATTATTTTGGTAGCATTAAATTACCGGAGCGGTAATTTATGTTAATGCCGTGGATGTGGTTTATTATAATAATCTTAGCTATATTAAATTCTATTATAATTGCCAATAACATGTATGCCAACAAATGAGAAAGGGATGATGAGCGAGATGAAAAATAATGATTTAATCAAGAAAGCAACACATGCTGTAGTGACTGGCAATTCGCTGATTCCGATCCATGATGAGATTATGCGGAATGAATTGGAAAGACGCGAGCTAAGGATTACTGGCCCTATCGACAGCGAGGCCGCGCACCTGATGCAGGTGAAGCTGGCCTATCTAAAGAATCAATCTAAGAAGCCGGTCACGATCTATCTCAATACGCCTGGCGGACATGTGATAGATGGCTTAGCAATCTATGACTCAATAATGGACTTGCGTGAGGACGGAATAAAGGTTAATATCATTGCCAGCGGCTCCTGCATGTCTATGGGCGTTATCATCATGCAAGCGGCCAGTGAAAGATGTTCGCTGAAGCATGCGCAGTTTTTATTGCATGAATTGCATATGGTAACGGGCGGCAGTTTCACAGAACTAGGAGACAGACACAAAGAAGCTAAGCGCATGCAAGAAGTGCTGAATGGCATCTTGCTAGGCCGTAGTGGGCTGACGGGCGTTAAATTGAAAGAGCTAACGGAGCGCCGCGATACCTATTTGACGGCTGTTGATGCTAAGAAATATCATATTATTGATCGGATAATTTAATAGCGCTGACTAACACTACATTTACCGGCACTAATGGATTAATGCAAGGGCAATCATATGTTAGCTATCCGCCAGCGCATCCGTCTTTAGAATCGCAAGTCGTGAGTGTGCGCGAGCACACAGATAGAACATTGCTTGTGGATATTGAGACTTTAAAAGTTAATAATGTGAAGATGATAGTGATCTCCGCGAAGGATGGCACTAAATGCGAAGTGACGCCAGAGGAACTAGCTCATCGACTCGGCCTAGAGTGGTAAGGCGCTATGAATTTGGTCATTGCGTGAGAGATGTGGAAATTAGATGCGATCTATGTGAGGATCATTTTAACGAGGATTATATAAGAAGGGTGTTTGAGGGTAAAATTGGGGGTAAAATACAGAATTGTGTAGCATTTCTATGTGATAATTGCTTAAGAAAGTTAAAACTAGCATGGTAGCTCATAATCTTACTGGCTTTCTAAAGCTACCGCCCGATCCAACGCCATTTCATTGCTATCCCCTTCTACCAAAGAATGGGACAATGCTCATCTTTGCGCCAACGAAGTATATGAAGTCATATTTGGCGCTTAATATGGCCTATGATCTTGCGGAAGGCACAGACGTATGCGGTTTATGGCCTGTCAAGGGCGGCCCTAAGCGTGTCCTGCTAATAGAACAAGAATGCGGTCAGGATGAGTTGCAGCGACGCGCCGGCAAGATACATGCTTGGCGAGCGGGACAATGGGCCAGCGAGAACTTATGGCTAGTCAGCAAAGATTTAGATTGTGTGCTTGATACCGATCACGGCATGGAATTGATACAGAAGCATGTTAATAAGTCACAAGCCCAGATAGTTGTATTTGATCCGCTATCGTGGTTTCATAGCAAGAATGGCAACGATAATGATGACATGAAGTGGTTGATGCGGCGCATGCTCAAATGGCAGCAAGAGAAGAACTTAGCCAGTATAATGACACATCATTGCGGCAAGCCTAGTGATTGGCGCTCCGGCAATGGGACTGATATCAATTCTATTAAGGGCGCGAGTGCGGTGCAAGAAGCGGCGTCTAGTGTTTGTGGCATTTCTAGACCTACTGCGTCTAATACCATTATACGTCTTGACTTTACATTCCGACATGCGCCCAATCCTAAGCGGCCAGTCAAGCTGCAATTCAAGGAAGAAGGTGAGGCCGGCGAAGGCACGTTTGAGTTGATGCCATGATACTGTCAAAGCATACTGTTTTAGATCGTGTTCAGGCGATGTGCTATAGCCTTCATGATAATGGCAAAGTATGGATGCGGGGCAATTTTGTTTGTGAGGGAGAAATTAGAGATGATGAGAGATGGGCATTCTTATGCGATGATTGCGCACGGAAAGCGAAGTTGATATGGTAGCTTGGGAGTTGCTTGACGGTCATGAGCGCGTAATTGCTCGTTGCTGTTATTGTGGAAATTTGACTATATTGATGTACTATAGAAAGAAGACCCATAGTCACTGCAAAGATGCCGGTTGTCCTTTGAGCGCGGAATTTATCTGTAATCTTTGTGCGTGCGCGCGAGGAATAGTATGGTAAAACCAGCCGGCTGTAAAGGTTGTCCATTAGAACATATTGGCAAAGGCTTTGTGCCAGACGAGCAACATGCTAATCCGCGCTTGATTATCCAAGGCGAGGCGCCGGGCACTGATGAAGTAGATGCCGGCCAACCATTCGTCGGCAAAGCTGGATGGTGGTTATGGAAGAATATACTAGAACAGGCTGGAGTGACTAGAGATGACTGCTATATCGGAAACACTTTGCGGTGCCTGCCGCCAGTCAACAAAGCCGGTGAGTTCTATCCAGTTGGATCAACTAAAGTGGTCGCTGAACAGCACTGCCGCCAATATGACCGGCACACTAAAGAAGCAAGTAATGTGCCACTCATGCTTTTTGGCGCACATGCTATGTCTGTCAGACTTGGCACAGACCGTGTCTCGCAATGGCATGGGCATATCGCTAGTGTTGACGGCAGAGTCACCGGATGTACATATCATCCGGCGGCAGTTATGCGCCAACCTAATCTCTTGCCTGTCGTTATCAGCGACATCACTAACTTGCTTACCGCCACGTCTGACGTTGAAGTGCTCCAGCGGCCAGTCGTTTATAAAACCGCTGACCGAGACGCCTTTAGCGGCAGAGAATGTGTCATCGACTTCGAGTGGAATCCTGACCGCACCATCACCGTCATTGGAACAGCTACAAGCGGCAACGTTGCACATTCCGTTTACGCAAATAATCGGGGCCTGGAAGCTATCCAAGGATATAAAGGGACACTTATCGGCCATAATTTGATAGATGCGGACTTCGATGTAATGAATTGGTTTCCTGAGTCATTTGCGCCTGAGAGAGTGTTTGACACTAAAGTAGTTGCACATATTGTGCACGCTCACTTAGCGGAATTAGGCTTGCTTAGTTTAGGTTCACTGACGCGCATGTATGCGCCAACGGAAAATTGGAAAGAGGACAAAGAAGATGCTCTTGAATATAATGGACGTGACTGCGCTTATAATTACCGCTTGTACCAGCATTTATGTGCTGATATCGCTAGCACAAATCAAAGACACCTTATTGAAAAACAGCAGCGACTTGCAGTACTTGCGGTCCATATGCGTCGGCACGGAGTCGCGGTTGACAGTGCTGCAATTAGAGCTTTCGAGGCAAATTGGAAAGCCAACCGAGAAGCCCTCAAAGCCGCATTCCCATTCAATCCCAATTCCCCCAAGCAAATCCTCAAGTGGGCCGAAGCCGAAGGCATCGCGCTTAAAGATACAACCTTTGACAGCATCGCAGCAACAGCCAAGCGAAGTGGATCAGAAGTACTTTCCAAGCTAGCGAGCTATAAAGATGAAGGAAAGCCAATCACAACTTGGTTCGACGCCGAAGCCGCAGAACGAGGAATCATCCATCCTACGTTTAGCGTTACGGGCACAAGCGTTGCACGATTCAGCAGTAGTGAGCCTAATTGTCAGAACATTCCGCCGTATCTCCGGCACATCATCATTCCCCGCAGCAAAGAGCTAGAATTGGTTAGCTTTGACTTCTCCAACATCGAGAATAGAACTGCGGCTTATATTGCCGGCGATATGGAAGCCTTAGAGTTATGGTCTACGGGTGTTGACCCATATATTGCTACTGCGGCGCTTATGAATGGTTGCACGTATGCTCAAGTGACGCCAGAACAAAGAGCGGAAGCTAAGACAACAGAGCTAGCGACGCTTTATGGCGAGACGGAATATAACTTAGCAGTTAGATTGTTTGGTAATCGACGGCGGGATGCCGTTGACAAAGCGCGCTCACTACAATATGCTTACTTTGCAGCGCGGCCACGCATACGGCAATGGCAGCAGGCGATAACAAGACAAATGGACAGTGGCAACATAACGCTAAGGAATCCATTTGGACGAGTACGTTATATCTATGCGCAGGATTCGCACAATCGTATGAAGCGCGCGTGTCACTATCTTGGGTGCTCAACTGCGGCTGATATTGTAAATCAGAGAGCGCTGGATATTCATGCGCACACTAATGCCATGCCAATATTGATTGTCCATGACGAACTTGTATATGAGCAGGAGAAAGGCGCGGCGGGAGAGAAGCTAACGAGGCAGATACGGGAAGTGCTAGATGAGACAGTTAAAGAAGTAGGCGACTTGCAGTTTCCATATAAGCAAAAGACTGGCAATAACTATGGAACCATGATAAAATCAATGCACGATTGATTGTACTGGTGACGGAAAGAAAGGAGTTAGCATGACAAGCGAACAAGCGAAGAAACTCAAGAAGGGTGACAGCGGCTGCGAAGTCGGGGTCTGCATCTGTGATTTCGAGAAGGATTAACAACAATGATGAACAATCGACAAATCCGACGAACGTTCCGAGTAAATCAAGCCAACAATCTCGTGCTTAGAATTCAAAATCAACCGCCGTTAGAGTTGCTTTTAGATTCTAAATGCCCAAAGTGCGGCGTGGCGCTGGCACCCCACGGCGAAGGCAACTGTAGCTTTTTCGAGAAACTGACATTTCAAGAACTGGCCGATAGTGGGTATGCAAGGTGGGTAGAACAAGTCTAAGTGCAATCAAGAGCGTATTGATTATACTCAGACTGGAGGAAACGAAATGGTAATGATTGGACTTGCATTTATTTCCAAATCTTCTTAACTAGCGTGGCCACAATAGCCGACATGACAAAGCTAATCCAAACAGACATCATGTGCGCTTTACCGCGTTGTTCCGCGACGGTCTGCTGTAATGCACTAACGGATGCGTCTAAGCGTTCAACGGCGGCTTCGATGCGTGCTAGGGACTGAGAGATGGCCATTTCTGATGCTTCCCATGTGGACATTATATAGTAACCAACTGTGGTGTTGCGCCTTGTTCTATCTTCACGACACTGCCAATCGGCGGCACAATACCATCTTCTAACGCGACTGGCCTAAAGCCGTGCATCACCGCGCCTTGATTTGATCCATGCGACACAAGCAATATCCGCTCACCCGTCCGTTGCATACGCGATAAATAATAGTTATAAGTCGCTTTCCAGCGACGTAGAAAGCTCGCTAGCGACTCGCCATTAGGTATCTCAGTCTCAGGATGCTCAACATATATCTTCTCAAATATAGTCTCTAGCTGCTTAGTTTTCTCTTCACCACTTAGCTCGCCGACATCCCATCCTTTAAGGCCGTTATCCTCAACGATGTTATAACCAGGCGCCACAATCCTAGCTGTTTGCTGCGTGCGGATATAGTTATCACTAAAGACTAGATCAAACTTACCATCTAGATATTTACGCATGGCTGCGGCGCCGGCACGCCCCTTGCTAGACAGCATTGGATTGGCATGGCCGCGAAAGCGATTTTCCTCATTCAGATGCGTAGACGCATGACGAATGATATAGATAACACCGCTTTGGAGTGAGTCCATGTTATGCTATACTCCTGCGTGTAGTCGTTTCATGCACCCCAACCTGGCGCTGATTCTCTAATGAGAGTTGGCGCCAAGCTATTTGCAATGCCGATAGGGGGTGCATGAAATGAGCTACTCACTTAAAGAAGGTATGATTGCCAATCACAGCCGTTTGAGGATGCCACTTTGGGCTGCCTACGATGTTCTGCATGAACCAATCACTAGTTGCGATAGCGGGGTTATAATAATATAAAGCGCCGGATGTTGGATCATGTTCATCTGTGCCGTCTTGGATAGCTTGGGCCATTTGCTGTACTTGTGTAAATATTAAATCGGTATCAAGAGGCCATAATACGGTATTGCTATCGCCCCTAATTGTCATGCTAGTAAACTGATTGCGCTGGACGACAACACCAGCAAGCGACTTCCCCCATGCCTTGCTGCGGTTGAATAACACCCACAACACCGCTCTAACTCCCTCACTTCCCTCACCGCGAGCTTCGCGCCATGCGCACAGAGCCGCCATTAGTAGATTATAATTCATTTAGTTGCCGCCTTGACTGCTTCATATGTGGCTCCCGCAGCGCTGCCGCCTATTGCCGTTCCTGCCCCTATCTTGATGCCTGTTTTAGTTGCTGTTGATAGTAATTGTGGCTCGATATAGCTATTTTTAAGCGCAGATAACGCTGCATGTACATTTGATTGTTTCCCAAGCACCTGTACGGCTTCTGGCACAGCTTGAGCTAGACGTTGATTCAGCGCGCCTTGAGCTTCATGTGCTAGCTGTTGAACAAATGGCGACGTGTCGCGGCTATATACTGCTTTCTGAAACACTTGCTTGGCTGTCTGTAACTGTTGTGGATTCAATGGTCCACTAGTGCTGCCAGTAGCATTCTTAGCGGCAGCAGTTAAATCGCGCCACTCTTGGAATACATCTGTGCTAGCGCCTTGTGCTTTGCTATTTAATTGAGCGAATATATCGCTGACATCTTGAACGCGCTTAGAAGCCTCCTCTAATAGGGGGCGTAGTTGTCCGCTCAAGCTGCCCCGGTATTGCATGACAGCATTGCGTAGTCCTTTAGGTGAGAAGTCTTTTGGTGCGGCGTCTATGACGGCTTGGCCGGCATCTCCCATTGCCGTGCCGGGTTGTAGCATTCTGACTTGTTGAACAACTTTAGCCATCTTGCTGGCGCGGATTGCATTTGCGCCCATACCTGCCAGACCGGCTAATGCTTCTCCTCCAACTTGGCTGCCAAGCGCTTGTGTCATATAGTTATTAACATCGACTTGGCCGGATGCGCCGGGAATCATTGAGCGCAGCTTTTCTAGTATTGGAGAATTGACTAAGCCTTGGCGCGGCTGTGATTCTGGAGTGGGCTGTACCACATTAAGATTGGGCGTCGCACTCGTCTGTGGTATTCCACCTGCCTTGAGTGCATCTGCAAAGCGCTCTTGTGGTATGTAGCCGAATGAGCCATCTGGCGCCTTCATCGGGATGGCGTGCTTTGCCCCGGCTTTAATAGCGGCGTCTACCTGATTAATTGGGATATCGCCTGAGTCGCCGGTTGGCGAGATCATCGGGACTGTTGCAACTGTGTTAGCCATTAGTGTTTCTTGCCGCCAAACTGCTGAAAGAAGTCACCGCCGGTTGCGGCGGGTGTTTGTGACGGGATAGTGCTAGTGCCTGCTGGCATCCATGGATTCTGCGTAATTACACTTTGAATATCATCGCCCGCATCATGCAGAGCCTGTAAGCCTGCTTTGAAAGCTTCTGGATTAGTCTTTAGGCCGCCATATGCCTTCTCAAACTCTTGTGCGACTTGCAATGCGCGCCAGCCGTGTGTGGTGCCAGCTAATGAATAAATAGACTTTATGGTGCCGTAGAAGCGCTGCACTTCTGGCGACTGATTGCCAATAACGCGCTCAGCATCTGCAACACGGCCCGGCAATGGTCCTAATTGTGCCAGCAAAGTTGGGTCCTGCAACATCAGATTAGCGCGTTCAATCATCTTATTCTGAGCGATTGCCGCATCGGCTCGCCCACGTGCGGCTTCTGACGGTTTACCCTGTGCCCACTCTTTTTGCCAATTAAACTTATCTTCTTGTAGTTGATGATTGACATCACGATAGCGCTGTGCTGCGTCGAGGCGCATTTTAGCAATAGCTTCTTCCGCAGTTATCTTCTCTCCCGCCACTTTCTCTGTAGACGCTATCTTAGCGCCCGTGACTTTCTCTTCAGTCGCAGACTTCATGCTTTGGACGCCTAGTTGTGCGCCAGCGCGAGTGCCGGCTGCTTGAGTAGTCGCGGCAAAGCGCAGTCCTTGAGCATATGCTGTGGCTATGTGGGCCGGCGGAATCATCACTGTGTTACCATCGGCTGTTTGCATAGGGATCGATGGTCGCAGTGATTCTGCCTGTGCTTGCTGATATTCAGTGCGGGCTTTTAACTCTTCAGCTTGTAAGCCCAATTGTTGCTGATAATGCTGCTGTTCGATCTGTCCGCTAATGCCGCCGCCAATGCCAGCGACTAAGCCAGCACCGACTGTCGGAGCTTTTGCACCTGCTTGAATGCCGCCAGCTAATGCCGGACCAAGATTAGCTAGAAATGCTGACATGAATGTAGGCCGATGAGTTGCGGGAGATGGCGCGGCTGGTGGTTGTTGTAATGACGGAGGCGCAGAGCCGCCTAGCTGACCGACTGTCGCTGGCAACTGTTGCATACTAGGATCAAGCGGCTGCGTCTGAACAGAGCCTAACGTTAGCTCATTCAAAAGATCGGGATGTAATGCGTCTATAGCCATAAGTTATCCACCAAAGATTGCCTTTGTGCCGGCGCCGCTGAATGCAGAGCCTGCCGCGCTGAGTGCGCCGCCAGCTAGACCGCCCACAATGCCGGCCCACGGACTTTGATATTGACGCGGGTCCTGCGTACCAACTTGTCCCGCGTTGCTGGCCGCGCCTGATGCGCCAAAGGGATTGAATATCTGCTGTTGACCAGACAATAAGCCGGCGCCTTGGAAGCCAGTATTTAACCCTTGCAATATGGCGTTCTGATTGATGTTAGCCGCTTGATTAGCTTGATTGTTCAATATACTGGCCATTGGTCCAGCAAGGATACCGCTGTTAGCACCGCTGCCGGCTATCTGTCCAGACTGGCCAAAGAAGTCCAACAAGTTCTGCTGATTCTGCTGAGTGGATGCCTGGAGATTAGCTAATGGCGCCACTGAGAAAGCTGCGGGCGCCTGTCCCTTTAATGCTTGATTACCGATGCCAATAGCGCCTTGAGCGAGCGGCTGAATCGCCTGAAAGCCTTGCTGTTGGATGTTAGCATATTGACGAGCTAGTGCGGCATTAGCTTGTTGTAATTGAATCTGTTGCTGCTGAATCTGTAAATCGGCTGCTTCAGACTGCTTTTGTTGACTACTTTTTCCCATATTGCCTCGTGTACCACTTGCCCGGCTTCTCACGATACCAGCTAACGGGCATATATCGTTCTATCAATTGCTGAAATGCTTTATGCTCATCTGTTATGAATGCGTGCCATTGTGTCAACCCAAGCGCCTTAGCTGTCTGCCTAAAGAAGCCGTCGAGCCATGTGCAAGCACCGTGTAGTATGAGTGCATGGCCCGGCTTGAGATAGAGTGGCTCAGCTACTAGCATGACTTTCATGCCAATTAAACCGACTAGAACCCTATCATCTTCAATGACATAGCAGTTATCCCAATCTGGCGCGTCGTAACCTGGCGGAATGAGATGCTTGACAGACTCTATCTCAGATGTTAATATTGGTCTTATGTCAATCATTATAGAATGTGTTTTGTTAACAACGGCTGCTTGTCATCAGGCTAAAGCTAATATTGAGAGCGCGGTTAAGACGATTAACTATAATAAGATCACGAAGATATATGTGCTTGGGCCGGAAGCATGGAAGGCTGCCAGATCGCGTTCTATTTCGGCATTCAGCTATCCCGATGGCCGAGTCGCTTTGAATGCTGATTGGGCACTTACGGCAGGAAGCTCTGATCTTACACATACATTGCGACATGAGAATGGACATTTGTTGTGCCAATGCTCTGATGAGACAATGGCGGAACGTGCTGCCGGTTATTGAGCAAATGTCTCATAGAAATTAATGCTTGTTGAGCTGCTAGCATTGGAATTTGTTGCTTGAGCTTCGACTCGTATTAATCCGAGATTAAAACTATTTGGCAATGTGATGGTATCGGTTGTTTGGGACCATCCGCTAGTGCTTGTGCGTACTGTTGTAAATGAGCTGCCCGCATCTACTGAATAAGATACTGTTGCCGTGCCGTCGCCCGCCACTACAACCGATGCTGATGTAATGATCGTTAGTGTTAGGCCATTCGTTAGTTGCGGTGTCGAATTAAATGGTCCATAGATTACTAGAGCACTGCCGCCTACGTTGCTACTGCTCACAACCGCAGCAAAGGTGCTTGTGTCGCCATCCATACCTTTATATGGCGTTGTGACGGAGCCACCATTTGCTAATGTGGTAGAAAACTCAAATGGGCGATATGTTGAACCGGCTGTTGCGCTGCCGCTAAAGGGCACATAGGCCGAATAGGACGAATTAGCAAAACGGGCACGTGCTTGAGCGAATAGGCTGCCAGATGCTGGAATAGCCATCGTTGGACTAGTGCCCATATCGAAAGTTTGCACATTCTGTGTAAAAGCGTTGTCTGTCGCTACTTGCACCTGATAGAAGAAAGTCGCCTGCTGGACCCCACTCAGTGAATTAGTTGTCGGAAAGTTGACGCCGCCGGCCTGTAATAGATAAGGCGAGCCGGTGTTAGAATTGTTATAATTAATGAATTGCGGTGGCGCTAATACGACTTGAAAAACTCCTTGTGATGCTGTAAATGAGACCCATGATGGAGGATTAGGCGGCTGTATTAATTGTGTTAGTTGTGTTCTGCGATTCTGCGCATCCGCCGCGAGATCAGCTAATGTCATTGTCACAGACGTAGCTCCGCTTTAGGACTATGAGCTAGCGCGAGTTCCCATATCTCGTTGCCAAGATAGTTGCCGCCGGCGGTGTCTGTCTTGACAAACTTGACTTCTAATTGTATGCGCCGCGCCATTGCACCACAAGAGCTTTGATTATTAGATGACTTAAGCCAGCCTCTTAGCTCGTTAGTTTGCGGAACAGTGCGCAGTGGAATATTAACGCCGTTCTGTGGGTTAGTCGGATCAATGCCATCATAGTAAGCTGTTACTACTGGATTAGATGTTCTAATGCCAGTTGTGCTGTTATCGCCTGTTCCTACAGAGAATAACTCACAATACATCATCTCCGACCAAGAGCCGTCAGTCGGCTCAAAACTAGCGGTGCGGGCAATAGCGACTGGCGCAGTGCCGGTAATTTGCGTAACTCCATCAAGCTGTTTTGTAGTACCATCTGCACAGCCTGCCAAGAGGACTGGAATGTTCGTGGCTGTAGGGTTATATATGCCAACTGTAGTCACCTGTGGGAGAGCGCTTTGGCTGCCGATGCTGAACCAAATGCCGCGCGTAGATGCAATCACATAAGGTGAAGGTGTTGATTCGCCAGTGTTGCGAATATGAATACTAAAATCAAATATCTGAAGTCTGTCATGTAGTGGGAGAAGCAACCATCTGCGACCATTGCCTTCCCAATAGCCTAGTTTCAGTGCGGCTAAATCAGTTGAAGATAGGCCATTTAGACGCTGTTGGATGTCAATACCGATATCAAGTGGCGAAGAATTACCATCCCAGAAGTACAGGCGCCTATCTGGTGTTAATACCGCTAGACCATGCGGCATTGCCACGGTGCTAAATTGTGAAGCGGCGCCGAATGTGAACACGCGATTGGGATAGAAGTCACGCAGTGATACTCCATCTAGCAGTGAGCCATCTCCCCCGATAGCATAACCGTTGCGGTTGCTAAATACAAAGATCATGTTATCAAACCACACGGTACTGACTACTTGTTCACCTAGATCAGGCAGTGTCCATTCGTTGCTGAGATCGCTGATGCTGGTGTTGCCGCTGAATGGTCCACTAGTGGGTTGAGAACCTGGCCATGACTCTTCTGCCGCGCCATTGTTATTGGCCGCGACTTCGCCAAACGCGCTAAACCAGAACTGTGATGGTTGAGTTTCATTTCTAGCGGCTAGGCGATTCTTCCAGCTTCCCAAAACATTAGTCATGTTAGGCGGGTCGTTGCGAATCGGAGCAGACGGTGCGGTGGACGCTGGATTAGCTGTGACTGTCGTATTAGTGGTTGCTATGACTGTCGTTGCCGCTCTCAGTAATACTGCGCTGCCTGCAACTTGGCTGATATAAGCTGACCAATGTGTTGCACGTGCGGGCGGCGTCAATGCCGATATATCGAATTTGAAGCCTTGATTGGTGAGCGTCAGAATCTGCGTATTAGAACGGCTAGATTCATGTATTCTATTACCGCTGCCATCCTCAACTACCCAAGTTACCGCGCCCGTATAAACGCCTGTTAATCCTGTGCTGTTGGCGCTTGCTGTGAACGGATTTGGTCGCGGAAGGCCCGCAACAACCCAAGACGTGCCATCGTAGATAAAGTAGTTCGTGCCATCACTGGCGTGGAGTCTGTTGTTGATGGTTGCAATGCCGGGCTTGGTTGCGAAGAGGGTTGGAGGAGCGACTGCAACTTCTGTTCCACTTGTGGCATCATATACTTTGCCGTCTGATTTGAAGATTAGTAGCTTTTGATGGCTAACGCCCGCAGTTACGTATTTAAAATCTAAGATATGCCAAACTTGACTAGCTTGGATGCTAGTATGGTTATTCGGCATCGGCTGCTGCCGTACCAGCTTCTTATAATAAGGAATGAAGTTCTCTAAGTCGCCTTGTGTGGGCGATACAGCGAATGGGTTTACTGTTGTCTCATCACTGATTAATAGATCGACAATCTGTGTCTTAGATGATGGTTGTTTTAGAGCCATTGCACACGGATGTACATTAAGTGATTATGGTACGTCAACGTACAATGGTTCCCATGGCGCATAGATGCTTTGGCCGCTCTTGAGATTCTCATTGCGAACTTGTTCATTTAGAAGCGCCGCGAATGTTCCCCACATGCCGGTGCCTTGGAACTGGCCCTTCTCATTTCTGCCGCTCCATTGGCCGGCTCGGTCATCATTTAGAAACTCTGCGACGCGGGCTATATAACCTTGCATGAATACAGGAAAGAATTCATCATCAAATTCAAAGCCGCTAGTTGGGTCTGTGAGCGTCTTAGGCTTCTTATAATATTCAAAGATGACTAGCCATTGCCCACCGCTACCGGGCGCACCTGTTGTGATAGGACCACTAAAGTAAGTGCCAGGATTGGCGTCTACACCGGGACGCGATTGATTAGGCGTAGGATAAAGGCGAAATGTCGTTTGATTTACGATAGATACGCTGCGCGGGATGCTTCTAACATTAGTGATAATTTGATACTCAAAGTTAGTGATAGGCAGAACTGGAGTGAATGTACTGCTATCATCCCAAATCCACATATCTCTTAGTCGATTCAAATCTCCTGGCACTGCGACGTAATCGGGCTGATTAGCGACTGTGCCAAATGGAGTGCCTTGAGTGATGAGCCATTGCCAATAGGTCGCGTTAGCGACGATTTGATATATTTGCTGACCAAAGTCTACTGCGTCTTGTGTGGCTAGTGTGATGCCTTTAAATTCATTCTGAGCGCGACCAATGGCGTCTGCGAGCGTGCGAGTTTGAGTGAATCCAGAACCTGGTGCGCCGCTGCCGGGTCCGCTATTGGAGATTACTATTGGCATCTACTTCACCACGCTCCGCAATGGGGAAAGATCATCAATATGCGAAACAGCTAATCACCAGTACATCCGAGTTGGTCCAGTTTACCGGCGTTCCTATGGTCGTACCGTAGTTTGTGAACGTCGCACTTGTTGCCGTGCTCGAGCTCATTTGTATGTAAGCGGCCCGATTCTTGTTGTTCGGAGGGGGGCAATTCCAACCATTCGCAGCGGTTGGCAACCCGATAGTTCCGGTACTCCCCGCCGTTCCGGTTCCCACCGTCACCGTCATAGCTATCGTGCCATTATTGGCTGAGATGGAGTCGCCGCTCGTGTTGAAATGCCCTGTGATTGTCGGGGCTACGTTGATGGAAAAAGGGTTTGCTAATGAGATGCTCGTCGGTGAGATGTTGCCCTGGTCTCCAACGACGTCGCCAGGCAATGTCGGGGTAGTGCCCAAGTATACCCCTGCCCCGTCTGCGTAGATCGTATTCGCTGCGAGCGTACCAGTCCCATGCTGGGCATAGATTCGGAATTGCGGATTCGCCGCCAGCGTGCGGCTCACGCACATGTAATAGAAATTGCCAGGATCGCCGTTTCCCACAGCTGCACTCGGAGGCAGAGGCATAAACGTCTCGCCAGTTCCATCCGCCAGGGAAATCCCTACCGTTCCTGCCGTTCCCGCGTTCCAGCGTATCCATGCACAGCCAATCACCGTGGAGCCATTCAAAGATGTGGGAAGGTTTTGTGCCAGAATCGCTTGTTGATTGGCATTAGCAACGAGATTGACCGCATAACTCCCATGCACCGCCGCGGCAGTCTGTGAAATGACATTCGCCATCTGCGTCGGCGACCAGCCAATCGGATATGTACCGCTTTGATCCTCAAAGCTGCCATTCCGCAATAAATTCTTGAATGGCGGAGAGGTTAGCTGATTGTCAAAAGGCACTCCCGTTCCGCCCTGTGCTTTGGTTAACCAGTTTATGCCTGCGATAAATTCAGGTGCGAATACAACCTGATTGTCTTGACCATAAAGCGAAGTATCGAACCACAGCGTAGGCAGGAATGGTTGCGTTCCCGCAACTGGCGTTCCAGGGGCGGTATAGTTAAACCAGGGATTCATCCCAGTGATGTGGATGATGTTGTGCGATCCCTTGATGGCCATTAGGTAGTACTTTGGGTTGTAGAAATTGTCAGCCGTGACTGCCGCTATCGTATTCTGTGAGAGATTCAGATTTGAACCAGACACCGTGACGGTTGTACCCGCGACGATGGCTCCCCCGCTGTCCCAAATCTGATCCCCTGTGGCCCAGTTCGAGATGTTGGGGACATTGGAGATTGTTCCCGAATTATTGCTAACCGTCGCCTGCGAAACGTAATCAAAGTTGGAATCTATATCAAAATAATTGTGCGCCGCTTGAATCGGGATGATCACATGTTGCAGGCAGTTACGTATATTACGAACACGAAAGGCGTTCGCTTCATATAGGTTGTACCCGGATTGGCCACTGGAGTCCTCTATGAGCACACAGTTTGTAGAATTTGTCGCCGTGGCGGCTATGTTCGACCCGTCTATGTCTCCGCCCCAAATATTGTTCCCGTTCTTACGTCCTAACTGCATGTCGATAGCCGCAGTAATGAAATGCCACAGGTGTTTATAGTGAATTTCGCAGCGCTGCACCCAGCCAGCCCCGCCAAACTGAATGCCATAAGCACCTAAGGCGTTGCCGTCTAATGTATCTACGTCTATATAGCAATCGTTGATGTAGTTGCCTGCTCCACCGGGAGCGATGCTGAACAAAGCCCCAGTACCTGTGTATTGCAAAACGCCTCCAGGTTCCTGATAGATGCGGCCTCCCTGTGCGGTTGCAAAGTTGCTGCTTCCTGTGAACGCAAACATGTTAGCAGCCGAGCTTGTCCAAGTGTTTGATCCAAGGTAAAGGGTTTCGCCGATAGCCAAAGTTACAGTGGACGCGATATTTTGAGTTGTCTGGACCGATCTTGCATCGCAAATACCTCCGACGCCAGCCGCAGCGACACAGGAGAGTAATCCTGCGCCAGTTTTCGGGTACGTCACGCCATCCACGAAGATGATGTTGTTGAGAGACGACATTGTATTTTGGCCCGTAAAATGGTTATCACCTGTTATTGATACATTTCCTTGAGCATGAAGCCCAAAGGCGCACATTACTAATATAAGAATAAGGACTGCTGCTTTCTTTACCATGTTCCCTCTAATCGAATATGTAGAGAATATTGCATTGATGTTGCGCCGGAACTTAGATAGCCCGTTGTAGAATAAGATAAGGCCGCGCCGGCTTTAGCATTAATTATCAAAATACCCGATTGTATTGCAGTGATTACATTAGTCGAATCCGTTGGGGTAATAGCAAAAGACATCGCTTGACTGCTATCGGCGTCTGTCCAAGTAATATTTACACTTGGCATAGTAGATGAAGTTGTGGCGGCCCTAGTTACTGCCGCATATGCCTCTAAAAAATACATACTGTTTATGCCGGGGGTAAGTATCGTTGTACTACCAATATTAGCGCCTTGAGATACTGCATCGACTTTTACATTAAAGTCTACTAGATTACTAATTTCTTGGTCCGCAACTATATAATTCGCGCCGCTTGGTAGTTGCGCCTTTAGATCATAGCGACCGTTTGCTACATAAAAGGCAAAGCGACCATTGCTATCACATGAGACAGGATTGGCAATAGGTGTGATGCCATCATCGGAATAGATAGTGGCTGCCACACCGCTGCCTGCTGGCGTCGCGGCTTTAGTCACCGTGACTGTCGCTGTGCTCTGCGGCACTCCCTGACTATTTAATACTACATCTGCATATCTGCGCATTTATTGTACCAAAGGAATCCAGTAGTTTGTGCCGGCTATATTAATCTCTAAATAATTGACGACTGTCTGGGGTGTCGTTGGTCCTGAGCCAGTGCCTTTAAGAGTGGTAGTGACTGCGGTGCCGGCAGCGCCATTACCAAAACCGGATGTGGTGCCTAAGCCTACTTGACCAGAAGAGACTATGGGCGTAACATTTGTAAGTGCAAAAGTACCAACTGTCGTAGTGCCTTGAAAAGTATTGCTGCCAGAGAATGTATTATTAGATGCTAGAAGCGCGGCGTTATTAGGCGTGACTGGTAGTGGCACACTATTCATCGGCCCTTGTGTATCTAAGTTAGCTGGACCAGCACCAGTAAACTGAAACGGCAACGCGCGAATGACATTATTTGCGGCGTCACGGAAGCTGACAATGTAATAAGTGGTAGGCGGTGATTGTGTCGAGCCGGGATCAATAGTATCGTTACCTTGGATTGTGCCGGACCAAACACCTGCTGTCGTGGCTGTAAATGTAACAAATGTGGCTACAACCGCGTTTGTGCCTATGACGCGCGGAATGTTAGCCCCAAAGTTGGCTAGCTGAAACGTAACGCTGCCGGCTGTGGGGGCGCCTGAGGGATCAAACAGATGTCCGCTAACAGTAATCAAAGCCACTGACTATATACCTCTAGCCATTTATGAGCCTGCTTATCTTGATCGTACTCATCTACAAGTCTTTGCTGCGCTGCTGCCGCAAGTGTTTGGCGCAATTCCGGCGTCTCAATCAACTCTTCTAGCGCTTTAGTCCAAGCGCCCATCGACCCGCAGAGCTTGCCGTCTTTATCATGGTTGATAGCCCTTTTATAAGGACCGACTTTACTAGCCACGGTAGCGGCACCGAGAGCGCTATATTCAAGCCATTTAAGTTCACTCTTGCTGTCATTAAAGTCATTATCCTCAAGCGGTGCAATGCCTATCTGCGATTGCCAGTTGTTAGTCATCCACTCGCTATATTTCTGTATGGCTACCGGCTTATCAAAGCGCATGCGGCCCGGCCAACGCTCTATGCTATCTTCAAACTTGCTACTAAATAGCTCTAATGCGTCGCCTTGATAACCGCCAATTGGCGTAGTCTTGACGCCTTCTTTAACAGGAAACAAGTAATCAAAACTGCTGCCCATAATTTGCACACGCAGCTTAGGATAGCGCTTCATTAATTTATCAATGACTTCTGTGACTGCGCGGAGATCAGGATAGTGACTTACTGAGCCGCTCCAGCCTAGCCATATTTGTAAGTTAGAGTCATTGTCACCCTTCGGCATAGTCCATTCTGTGACATCCAAGCAATTAGGGAGCACATAGACGTTCTCGTTGACGCGCGCTTTGAACTTGCGAGCTAAGAGATCATTAGTTGTGGTAACGGCATTGGCGCTCTGAAGCATAAACTCAGCGGCTAGAGTGACATCGGGCGACTTCTGATGTACAAATACTGGCTTGCCGTCCATTGTGATTACAGAGCCGTCTATTCGCGCTTGGTATTCCGGCACCTGCTCATCAGTGATGTTAACCAACTCCCAATAGTCCTCAAACTCGCCATTGAACACGTTGCGGATGTAGGCCGGCTTGCCATCTATTGTGCCTATGTTATGAGGATGAATAGACCAGATATCGTCGTCTAGATCAACGACTAGCTTCTTCTTATGCACGTCGCGGCCCGCTACGAAGAGGCACGCAGCGACTAGTTCGCTGAAAGGCTGCGCGACTACAACATCGGCCCATCGGAATATGTCGTCGATGTCGCTCGCGGAGATTGAGCCGGGCTCATCTGGCACACGCTTAACTTCCGCTAAGCCAAGACGCTCCAGTGCAGCGGCGGGCTGCCACATTCTATATTTGCCGCAGCCGTTATTCTGAGTTGACTGAAAGAATACTTTCAGCATTGAACTCGTATAACTCGGTCGTCAGCGTTCTTGTTGCCGGTATTGATGACTTCGATGCGCCACATGCCGGGCCGCTGGATAGCCTCAATGGACTTAGCGAGAGCTGGAACCAGTTCTGGTGAAATGACATCTTCGATGATGTAAGTGCCATCACAGAGAGGCCAGAGCTTCTCCCATGCTATTAGTACGTCGCCGACGCTATGCGAGCCATCATCTATAACTAGATCAAAGTGCGGTAGCCGCGAGGCATCGAACTTCATTATGTCTTGATGATAAGTTGTGATGCGCGGATGCGGTGAGAACGGCGCCGCTAGAATATCAATAGCATAGATGTGGGCGTCTGGAAACAGTTCTAACCAGGATGCGATGCTGCCGCCGCTGGCTATGCCGACTTCAAATATCGTCTTGATGTCTACAGGCACTTGGGCATACACACTGCTGTAGCCATGATGACTGCCCTTATCTGTGCCGCAGCGGTCGAATGTCTCGCAGATTTGAGTGATGCGACTCATCCTTAACCGCCGATCCAATTACCTGTACGAACATTAACGTCTACGTTGCCTGCCGAGGCATTCATGCCCCAACTAAGCGCTTCCTGATAGTCCGCGTCGCCGGGCTTGAACTCTGTCCCACACCACATGCATACGCCAAGCGGCACAGGATTGCTTTCGTGGCTGCGGCCAGTCTCTTTGTCCTTGCTAGTAAAGCGGACTTGCTGCCAAGCGATTACTGACTGACCATTAAACATACCCCAATTGGCGCCGCTGCGGCGATGCGGAAGGTGCGGCGATGCGGGCGGCGAGCAATAGCGGCGATGATCG